TGAGATTCCATAATGATAGATTGGGTATTAAAAACAATAGAGAAAATAACAAGGTCAATATTTCATTGGACTTGGAGAGTTCAAATTCAAAGAAAATGGAAAGGAAAGAAAAAATAAATGAAATATATCCTAATTTATCAAATATGTTCTATGCTAACTAGCCAATGTGTAACAGATACTTTAAATCAACAAATTTATGATAGTTGGTCAGAATGTGTAATAGGTGGTGCAGAAAAAACAAAAGCAATAGCGAAAAAGGATAAGAAAGTTTTTGACGAACATAAAATGTTTGTTAAATATTGGTGTAGTGAAAATAAGTCTTACAAAACCTCAATTAGCAGTTAGTCAATCAAATAAAAGATTTAGGGTTTTAATATCTGGTCGTAGATTTGGTAAAACATATTTAGCCATAACTGAAATGATGAAGTTTGCGGCACAACCTAATCAGAAAATCTGGTATGTAGCACCTACTCTTAAAATGGCTAAAGATATTTGTTGGTCATCATTAAAAGAAATATTAAATCAATTTAATTGGATAGAGGATATTAACGAAACCACACTTACAGTAACCATTAGAAAAACGAATAGTACAATAAGCTTAAAGTCAGCAGATTTACCAGATACATTACGAGGTACAGGATTAAACTTTTTAATATTAGATGAGTTTGCAGATATAGATAAGCGAGCTTGGTTTGAAGTATTAAGAGCATCAGTATCAGATACACTTGGAAAAGTATTAATGTGTGGAACTCCAAAAGGTTATGGAAATTGGAGTTATGAAATGTATTTAAAAGGAAAACAAGACTCTGAATGGGATAGTTTCCAATATACAACCTTACAAGGTGGAATGGTTACTCAAAAAGAACTAGATCAAGCTAGATTAGACTTAGATCAAAGAACATTTAGACAGGAATTTGAGGGTACATTTGAAAACTATGCTGGTGCTATCTATTATAATTTCCACCCTGTAGAATCTGTTATTAAAAAAGATATAGATTGGAATAAACCTTTTCATATTGGAATGGACTTTAACGTAGACCCAATGTCAGCTTGTGTAGCGCAAATTGAAAAAGAAAAGATTTATATAGTTGATGAAATAGTAATATATTCAAGCAATACTGATGAAATGTGCCAAGAAATAAAAGATAGATATGGTACTAAAGTTCCAATATTTATATATCCTGACCCAGCTAGTAGACAAAGAAAAACATCTGCTGGCGGTAGAACTGATTTATCTATTTTACAAAACTCAGGATTTAATGTTAAAGTTAAACATAGACACCCAGCCGTTAGAGATAGAATCAATGCTGTCAATTCAAAGCTTAAAGATTCAAAAGGCGTTAGACATATTTTTATTAGCAATACTTGTAAAACTTTGATAAAAGGTTTACAAAGACAAACATACAAGGAAGATACAAATATTCCTGATAAGGAAGATGGGTTTGACCATATGAACGATGCTTTAGGATATATGATAGACTTTATAAAACCTTTAGTAGTTCAAATGCCAAATCATAAACCAAGTAGATGGACAGTTAAATAATTATGGCTTATTCACGAGACGAAGTATTAGATATTCACAAAGACTATAAAGAAAATGTCAATTTATGGGAATACTACATTAGATCGTTTAATGGTGGCTATGATTATATGGTTGGTCAATATTTAAGCAGATATAATTTAGAATTAGATAATGAGTTCAATCAAAGACTTGCTAATACTCCTTGTGATAACCATTGTAAAAATATAATTCAAATCTATTCATCATTTTTATTTAGAGTCAAAGCTAGTAGAAACTTTGGATCAATGGCTGACGAGCCAACATTAGACCCTTTTTTAAAAGATGCTGATTTAGATGGGAATAGTTTTACTTCTGTTATGAGACAAGCACAAACTTATTCTTCAATCTATGGGCATTGTTTTTTAATTTTGGATAAACCAAAAGTTACTACAAACACTAGGGCAGAAGAATTAGAACAAGATATTAGACCCTATGTTTCAATAGTTACTCCTGAAAATGTTTTAGATTGGAATTTCAAAAGAGAAGTTAATGGAAAATACTATTTAGATTATCTGAAAGTACGAGAAGAAGTTGATAAAGATGGTGGAACATATATGAGAATGTGGTATCCAGAAAGAGTGGATACTATTTATGTTCCAAATGATAAAGCCGAGCCAACTTTACTAGATACTGCCGATAACCTGATTGGTAAAATTCCAGCAGTAATTTTATACAATGCCAAATCACATAAAAAGGGCATTGGCCAATCAGACTTAGGAGACATCGCTGATTTACAAAAAGCTATCTATAACGAGTATTCAGAAATAGAACAGCTTATCAGATTAACTAACCACCCATCGTTAGTTAAGACTCCATCGGTTAATGCTTCTGCTGGTGCTGGCGCTGTTATTGAAATGCCAGAAGAAATGGAACCAAATTTAAAACCTTATTTACTACAACCATCAGGCCAGAACTTAACTGCATTGATGGACTCAATTAGACACAAAGTTGATGCTATAAATAGAATTGCACATACAGGTGCTGTAAGAACTACTAAACAACAAGTATCATCTGGAATAGCTTTACAAACAGAATTTGAAATGCTTAATGCTAGACTTTCAGAAAAAGCTGATAATTTACAAATAGCAGAAGAACAATTATTTAGATTATACGCTTTATTCCAAAATCAAACATTTGATGGCGAGATAAATTACCCAGATTCATTTAACATTAGAGATTACGCTTCTGATCTAGTTTATTATCAACAAGCTAAAGCGATGAATATTGGATCGCCAACATTTGCTAAAGAAGTTGATAAAGAAATTGCAAGAGCAGTAGTTGATGATGATGAAAAACTAAATGAGATATTTACAGAGATAGATCAGAAATCAGAAGTTGGCGAATTTACACAAGACGAAACCCGCCAACAAGATGAAGAAGTTGAAGAAGAAGAAATATAATAAATTATTTCTTAGACTTCTCTTTTCTAACCACATGAATCTGTAAAGCATTATTTAAAGGAATTAACTCTACTTTTAAATAATGTTTGTTATCGTCCCAATCATCATATTTAGACCTTTCTAATTCCATAGCGTTTTGCATAGCAATCATAAGTCTTTCCATTTGTGGAGTCTTGGGATTCATTTGTGCTAAAACAGATTCCTTATTTTCATTTAACCATTTTTCCAAATGATTTTCTTCTTTATCTTTTGACATTTTATTTACCCCCTTTCTGATTATGTTTTTGTTTCCATAATATTAACCTTGTTTCAGTTTCTAATTCTTTAGCTTCTTTTTCTTGATCTGCTAATGAAACTAAAATACCAAGTTCTTTTGCTGTAGGAATATGAGCATTACATCTTTTAATATATTCTCTAATGTCATGTTCATAACAAGGTAACATCAAGATTGGTTTTTTTTGTTGCTCTCTCATTTTTTCTCCTCTTTTTTTTTTATAACCCATTATACCATATTCACTTTTTCACTTTTTTTAGTTTTGACCATTTCATTAAAAAGTAGACGATCCAAATTTTAGGGTGTTAGCTGGTTGGTGCGACACTAAAACATTTTTTGCGTTTTTTATGTTTTTTTGATAAGAGAAATAAATGGCTGATATAATCCAAAAATCTACTGAATATCGAATCAAGCAAATAGAACTTGCTGAAGCTAATTATTACAAAGAACTTACAAAAGCATTAGATAGAATTGAAAGACGAGTTATTGGTTTAGCTGATACTGATTTACCAAGACAAGAGGGAAAGCTAATAGAACTTCAAGCGGCTATTGCTATAAGACCAAAAATAAAAGCTATATTAGATCAAGAATATTTACCATTTGCAGATAGAGTTGTTAGAGAGGGATTTACTAAACAAGCAAAAAGAATTGAGAAAGCTTTTAAAAGAATTGGTAACATACCACCAGAATTTCAGGAACTTACTAAAGGAGATTTAGCTTTAGTACAAAGTTTAAAGCAACAATATTTCACTCAGTTTAAAGATGTATCAAATACATTTACAAGACGACTATCTGAACAAGTTTATCAAAATACATTAGTTGGAAATACATTTACTGAATTAGAAAAAGAATTAAGACAAACTATTAATGGTATTTATGCTAGTTCAGATGATAAGGAAGCTCAAAAATTAATTAGTTATATAAATAGAAACCAAAATTCAGAAAATCCAACAATACAAAAAATTGTTGATAAAAAGGTTCAAACATTACAATCTAAATTTGCTAGAGATAGAATTGGAAATAATATGAAAAGATATGCTGGCCAAATATTAAATGATTCTTTAAGGGATTTCGATGCAACCTTAAATTTCAATAAAGCTAATGATGCTGGTTTAACTTATCTAAAATACTATGGCGATGTTATTC